GCTACCTTTATTTACTGGCAACGCCTTTGGTCTTCTCAAAAGAACGCATACCGGCAATGCCCAAGATGCCTGATAATATCACCCAAAGCTGGTCTGCGTCTAGTACCGGAGGAGGATCCATGCCCACTGGAACCCAGCCCATAGCTTGCAAATATTTCCAGCACCACTGGAACAGCGGATACAGCAGAAACTGATAGCCCATAGCCGCTACACCGATCCAGCCAATGGCAGGCCGCCAGCCGCTGACAAACACGTTAGATGATGCAGCTTCAATCTTGTTGACCTCAATCTGCGCTAGGTCTGTGGCTTGGTCAATGCGCTTCTCTTCAAGATCAAGCTTACGTTGCTCAATCTCCATTTCCATTTTCTCTTTGTCGGTCGTAATCAGGTCGCCTGCAACCTTGCCAACAGCTTCAATAATTGATCCTACAGCCAGCAAGCTCATGCTAGACCTTTCAATGTGCGGTTAATCCAACCCTTGAGGAACTTGACCTGCACGGGGTTTTTGTTGCATATCTCAACGTAGCGGGCAATCTTTGCCAAGGCATAGGACTCTTTGAACCGCTGGCCGTCCGTGATCTGGTTGAGCTTTTCTATGGTTTTAGCACCAATACCGCCGTCTGGCGTAGCGCCCACCACAAGCTGGGCCAGCTTCACCGCCATACCCATACCTGCATTTACACCAAAGTTAAAGATGCTGTTGGCTACGTCTTGGTTTGAAATCTCGTTACCGCGCATCTTGTCCCAGAACTCAACACGATAGAACTCACGCACCATAGGTGTCAGGGAACCGCCAAATTCTTTTTTGTCTACGAGCGCCCAGCCATTCCATTGGGGATTCTTGTTACGGGCAATACCAGCATAGGTCATGCCGCCTGTATCACCGGGCACTTCATGGAGGACGTAGCCGCCCTCGTCTCTAATCATTTGCTCAAAAGCTGGTTCAAACTGAGCCATTACTGTTTACTCCTTGAAAGCATGGTGGCGGCAATTTCCATCATGGTTCTAGTTACTTGAATGTCGGCTGGTTCACTATCCCAACCCACAGTAATCTGGCCTACAAATCTGTTTGGGTCAGGTGGAATACTAATTCGGCAAGTGTAGGCAACCCCCTTGGCGATGTACCACAAACCCATCTCGGACTGCGCTGACTTATATTCTCCGCAAGGTATCTCACTAGCCATCAGCTTAACCACATCCGCATTGTTGGCTGCGTTCTGGGTAAACAGTCCTACATCCAGCCCATCATTGGTTTTGTCTCGGCCTTCTTTGGTGTAAGCGCGGTACAAAACTCTGGTTCCAAACATAGGGTTTACTTTGAACACAGCAACAATAGTAGCGTTGGTGGTTTTGAATAAGTGGGCGGCAGCGTCTTCTACCCTGTCCTCAACAATGCTTGGCATCTTCTTAGACTCTTTGTACGCGCCCATCAGCAGTTCTTGGTTTTGCCAAACAAAATATCCAGAGAACGCAAACACCGCCATGAGTATCAGCGCGAACAGTTTAAACGGGCTATCCACATAGGACAGCACCTTGCTCAATATGTCTGCTGGCTTTTCGTCACTCATCCTAGTCCAATCATTCCAAGTAGTTTATTCACAATCTTATTTGACAAGTCATCAGGCAGGAACTGTAAAAACCCAAGTACCCACCAAGCAATGCACAACCGCACAAAGACTTTAAGGAAGAGGTCAAATTGCTTTTGGTACTCATTCACCGCCCACATCCTGCTTTACCACACATATTTTGCAACTCAGTCAAGCCAAAAGCAATCAGCGTTACAAGAAAAACAATTGCCAATCCAGCTACTAAGTAAACTGTCTGCTCTTCCTCGGCTTCTTTTTGCTTCTTCTCTTCAAGCCGTAGAGCCTTCATTTCTTTAGCATCTGCCAAGTCCATCGCGGCTTGACGAGCTTTAATTTTCTGCCATACGTCCATCTTGCCAGTAGTCATAAAGAGCAGTTTTAACTCCTCCTCAAAAGCTCTGGCTTGCTCAAGCACCATCTCAATCTGTAGCGCGGTTCCCATGTTGGAACCCTTCTTGGAACGCTTGGCCTCGATCATCGCTTTGGTAGCGGTGCTCCTAGCATCAAACATCTTGCCAATCATCGGGGCAAGACCGCCTAAATCATTGGCAACCTTGCTGGCCTTCTTGACCATGCTGATGGCATTTTGCAACCCATCCAGTGCTGCTATGGGATCAATTGGAATCACACTAAAGTCCACGCAATCACGTACGTGCCATAGATGACGAAGGCCACTATACAGGCCGCCGCAATGAATGCTTCAGCCCAGTCCCACATGATTATGCTCCCGCCGTCAAAAGTTTGTCAAAACGTTCTTTTGAACACTGATACCCAAACATCCACATGATTCTTGGCGTATTGCCTTCTACTGTGGTGACGTAATGCTCAACATCAGAAGGGAGGTAACAATGCAAGTCACCAACTCCGATGTCAATCTTCTCGCCACCAATAAACAACCTAGCGCCAGCGTCAGCGGCTCTTGTCATTACGTTGCACCGCAACACATGGAGGTCGCCCTCCATTGGGTCTTTGTGCTTATAAACATCGCCACCAGACATTGTGTAGCTGACAACAACGCCGTCTTTTCCAGCGCCAGTGACGCTTTTAGGGAGTTCGTGCAATCCGAGTAAGTTTGTTATTTTTTCAAACACTTGGTACGCCAAAGGTGGGTACTCAAATCTGTCGCCGTAGTTTCTTGTGGTCAGCCTGCCTTTATAAGTCCATCCTGAACCACGGCTGATGCCAACATCAAGCCACTTCTTTTCTACACCCTCATCTACCCACGCATTCAAAGACTCGCACACAGCGCGGTCAAGGAATTGACGTTGGTAGATGATTTCAGCCATTACTGACCCAAATGAGGCGTCGGAAGAATGTTGTCAGTACGAATCAAAGGTTTTGCAACTTGAAAAGCATCAACAGAGCCGCAACCCAAAGGGATTGAAGTAGGGTCGATGATGTCGCCAACATTGTCACCATCACGCAAAGCATGGATGCAATAGCACACGGTGTCATCTTCCAGCGCCGTCAACTCATGCACAACGCCCTTCTTAATGAAAGCAATGTGAGGTGCTTTAAAAACAGTTTTAGCGCCGTCAACCTCAATTTGGACAGAGCCTTTGGCAATCAATGTCTGGTGGTCAAAACAATGCTCGTGACCAGTCTCAACATCGCCTGATTTTAAAAAATGGATTTGACGAACGTATACAGACGATACGCAACTCAAAGCAATTTCGGGATACGCCATTATTGCGCCCCTTGAGAGATGTCAGTCACGGGCAAGGAAGAAGTTTCAATTGCAGGAGGAGGAACCCACGCAGGGTTATCAGACAAAGTCTTTGTTGTAGGGTCGTAAATTTGTGAGCCATCCGTCCTGATGCCGTCAAGTTTTACAGTTTCTTCAATGACGTAATCAGCAGGATTGACCTGTCTGTCTTCACAGATTTGATTAAAAATAACTTCTGGTGGGTTTTTCCAGCCAGTTGAATCATCATGTTTTGTAAACAAAACGGTTTTGTCAGACTTTTTATAAATGATGTAATACATTTATCTCTCCTTAAGATTCTGTAATGCAAGTAAAACTGTAATACAGGGTTTGCGTGTAATAGTTAGTAACAGAGGATTTTCCTGATGGCGTTGAATAAGTAGAGTTATAAGGCCACCATTTCATAACATCGCTTGGCCCTATCCAAAAACTTCGTGGGCAATATCCATAATTTGATGAGTCAGTTACAGATATGCTAATGTTTTGGGGCCAAGTACCTGAAAAACCAACTTGGTTACTTGCGGCTTGTTGCGCCCTAAATCTTGGTGGAGCAAAAAGAGTTGAAGCCCCACCGACAGCGGCAACACCGGGGTCACCAATTGGCAATTGAAATACATTTGTATAAGTGGCATTCGTAATCATACCGCCAATAATTGTGCCAGTTGTTCCAGAAGAAACTGACCCCAGTAAACCTGAACATCTTGCGCCAGATTGGTCAATACCGCCCCCTGTTAGATAAGGGTTTTGAACGGTAAGGTAGTTAATAATTACCCTTGTTCCATTACCACTTGCTGTGTTTGTAAACAAAGTCGTGATGTTAGATGTTGAGTTGTCACCCCTAGCCGTGTATGTAACAGAGCCTCGCTGAATACTGATTGTTTGTGCCATTTATTTCTCCTAAAAATTAAAAACCGCCAGTGGAACCAAAGGCGACGAATGCTTGAGCGCCACCAGATGCCGCCTGCCATGTTGGAGCGCCACCAGTTGTTGCTGTCAAAACTTGACCAGTAGTACCAGCCGCAGTTGAAACAGGAGCGCCACCAGCACCGCCACCATACACAACGCCGTATTGAGTCAACGCCGCAGATGATGCCCAAGCCGATGAGCCTGAAAAATAAACAATTCCACCAGATGTACCAGCAACAGTAAGCGCTAGTGTACCGCTTCCAGTGACTGGAGAGCCACCTACAGAGATTAAGCCACCAGTAAACGACTGACCAACAGAAGTGACTGTACCGCCAGTGCCTGTAGCGTTAATTGTTTGGTTAGGCCAAGTACCCGTAATAGTTACGCCTGAACCTGCAACTAAAGCAGGGGTAGCAGTGGCTGTACCACCGTTTGCTACGGGCAGTATTCCTGTTACTTGGGTTGTTAAGTCAACTCCTGTCAGCGCACCACCAAGGGTCAGATTACCTGTGCTTGTAACTGTACCTGTAAGGGTAATACCGTTAACAGTACCTGTGCCGCCCACGCTTGTAACGCCGTCGGCAACACTTGAAGATACTTTTACGTAGTCCGTGCCGTTGTAATATACAAAACACTTCTCACCCACAGCAACAGTTACACCTGTTTGGCCGGAGGCTTTAAACGTCACTGCGCTAGTAGCGCCTGCGTGATCCACCATGTACAGCTTGCTGTAGCTGGGGCCTGTGATAACTTTGGTAACACTTTGTGTGCCGGTAACACGAATCACCATGTACTGTGCGGTGGTTGCTCCAATGTTTGAAGCTGAAGCATCTCCAGTAGTATTAGCTAGTGTGATTGCACCATCGCCAGCAAAAGACAAAGTGCCCGCAATAGCAATGTTGGTGTACTGCGTAATACCATTGTTAACGGTATCGCCCCATGTGCCGGAAAGCTCACCTTGTACTGGTAAAGCTAAACCTAGTTGTCCCGTTGCGCCTGTAGGCATATAAAACTCCCGTTTATACGTAGCACTTGGCTACATTGTATCAATTAATTGCCAGTTTGCGTTCTCGCTGGTGTCAATTAGACTCCAGTAAAACACGCCAAAACTGCCAACGTTACCCATGGCTTGACTGCCTGTGATAGCAACCAACCTTGCGCCAATTGACATTGTGCCAACAGCACCTGCCGCAGACACGCCTGTGAGGGCTAATGCCTTAACGGGAACTTCATCTCCAATAAGCCCTGAAGCGCTGACACCTGTCAGTGCAATTTCCCTATCTCCAACCGAGACGTTACCAACAGAGCCTGTAGCCGAAACGGTGGTTACTTGGAAATTAAACTCCAACGTACCTGCTGCGCCAGTGGCTTCAACACCTGTAAGCGCAACTGTCCTGCTAGACCCCGGAGTACCAACGGCTCCGGATGCCTGATTACCGTCAATGTCAGCGCCGTACGTAAAATTAACTGTTTCAACCGCGCCTGTAGCAGATACACCAGATAACGCTACAGAAACACTAGGTGTAGTTGTACCAACAGAACCCGTAGCTATAACCCCATCTTCATTCTCTGCCGCGCTAACAGCCACTGTTCCAACAGCACCCGTTGCCTCAACCCCAGAAATACCAGATTCAACTCCGGGGATAGCAAGTTCTCCGGGCAATCCTGTAGCCGATACCCCAGTAAGCGCAAGCTGTCTTTCCGCGACAGTAACTGCCCCAACCGCCCCAGTAGCCGCTACCCCTGAAATGGCTACTTCATATATAGCTTCCGCCGTAACTGTACCAACACCGCCAGACGCAGCAACGCCAGAGAGTTCAGATTGAAGACCTCCCCAGCTATTGTCGCCCCACGCCCCTGCGCCCCATGCGGTTGTCATGTCCTGCCCTCCTGTTTAGGAGAATCAGGTTGTAGCCAAACGGATCAGCGCAGTAGATGTGGTGTTAGCAGGCATAGTAAGAGTAAACGTACCAGCAGTCACAGTCTGTGAACCAAAGGTGTGCACACTTACCGCTTTATTGCTTTGCGTTGAGTTGTAAATTAACACCGCATCAAATGCTGTAGTCAATGTTACGTTGGTGTACGTAATACTGGCTGAAGGTGTAACAAACGCAACGCCCGCTGTTGCGGAGCTATTAGTCGCTGTTGGGGGTGTGCCAAATGTTACCGCTACGCCGCCAGCCGTATAGTTTGTACCTGTTACTTCGCCTGTGGTGCTATACGCGGTGGTTGCAGCGTTGTATGTAGCAGAAGCCAAATACAAAGCCCCTTTAAAGCTGTCTGTTGCGCCGGATGCGCGAACTGGGGCAGTGCCAAAGTTATGGGTTGCGGTCATCAACTCGCCCATGAAGCTTGTTGTCATTGCTTGGGTATTTGCCATGATTGGCTCCTTAGTTAAAAGATGCGGCTTCTACCGCAGAACTTACATTTTTCTTAAGCGCCACATGCACCGAACGATGCACAAGCTCCCCGTCTAACCAGTACTCCACCCATGTGGTCGACTCGTTGTCATTATCCAATGAACCTTCACGCTTTTCAAGCAATGAATCGTCCATGTCGCCTTTGGTTGTAGTAACAATCAATTTGAACTCCTAATTAATGAAGTGGTTGGGCCGTTAGTCGGCATTGTGATGGTGAAAGTGGTTGTAGAAGTTTTGTCTGAACCAAAATCCAATACCGCTACTGACTTGTTACCCTGTGTGGCGTTGTAGATCAACGCACATCTTGCAGTGATTGCGCCTGTCCAAGAGATATTTGGAAAGCCCACATACGCGGTATATCCAGAAGACGACACCGTGATGGGTGTTAACTGCGCCCCGCCAGCAACGTAAGTACCTGTATTAGCTATTTCGTTGGTCGTGCTGTACAAAGTTGTGTCTTCGTTCAAATCCGCAGAAGCCGTGTACAAAGCAATCTTGATAACGTCGGTCGTCAGATCGTGTATGCCTTGATAAAGCTCTGCTTTAAACGATGTGGTCTGGGTCTGGATAATTGACATATCAAGTTACCTTCTGACGGAACTGACCAGAACGGTAAGCGTCTTGACGCTCCATACCATCACCCAGACGTTTGGCCAACGCAAGAGCTTCCATAAACTTCTGGTTGTATAGCGCCATCATGTCGGTCTCACCCTTCATATACGTGTACGCCTCAACCAATGAACCATACAAAAGTACAGAGTCAAAGTTATCTCCAAGCCATGTAGTTGAAGCAGTGACAATCGACTGAGGGTAATAGTAGTAATGCAACTCTACTGTGTAGTTGGCATCGGGCTTTGGCCCCACAATAAAAGTCAACTCGGTTGTAATTGTGCTACCACTGACTGTTGGGCCAAACAAGGCATAGTACCTTGGCAAACCTACATCGCTGGCGCTGGGGTAAGCTTGACGAATGAAGTTAACGTCTTTGTTTAACAGGTACTCGTAGTTGCCAGTAGCGTCAATGACCGCCAACGAATACGAAGCTAGATAGTCATCAGGCGCACTGAGGTATGGTGTTGTTGTAGACACCACACCCGTCACGTTCTTGCGAATAGACGGGAACTGAACCGAGTTATAAATACGCTGCTCAGCTTGCTGAACGAACACGGGGATATTAGCCACGAAATCTGCTTCCGTGTTCTCCGTGTACGCCTGAATAGCAGCGCTGAGTGCGGCGTAATTCATGCCATTGGGCCTCTGCTCATAACACCTTTGGTAGCGCATCCAGCGCCGCGCATCCTGATACCAGATGTTTTAGTAGGCTCGTTACCAGCAGATTTGCTGATGTTGCCAATACTCATATCAACGGTGTCGGCTTTACTGCGGTTTGGGGGAGTACCGGGATTCTCGGATATGCCTACAGGTCTGCCATCCATTGTGTGTGGCTTGGCGTATGCAGAAGCGGGTAGATTGTTAATCTTGGCCATGTTATTTCCCCTGATTCTTAACTTTGGCCATACCGCGACCATACTGCATCATCATCTCATTGGTCTTACCGCCCTTGGCAAGCTTTGTAGGCTTTTTGCCGGGGTGCATGTTCTTCTCGTGCTTACCAACAGCAGACTTAATCATCTTCTTGTCTTGGGCTAAATCTTTCTTGTCCATATTAGACTCCTATGTAACGGTTACTGTAACTGTACCAACAAATGTCGTTGCCACCAAGTAGTTTGGCGTTAGTGCAACATCAAAATTACTCGCCCCACCAACTGGGTTCCATCCCCACTGCAGATCCCGCGAACCGCCAGTCAGACTGCCACTAGCGTTTACGCCTGCCGTGACGTAGGTTGTGTCCTTGCGCGGGTTACGCACAGCCTGCGGATCATCCACTGGGTACATACCCAACAACAACTGCGGCTGATCTGGATCCCAACACGCACCGCACACAAGCAGATTATAAATCTTTGTCTTCTGAATCTCTTTACGCAGTGCCGTCAATTTGAACTGTTGGCCACACCTATCGCACATGGCGATACTGTTCTTGCCAGAAGCAAACCGATTGCCCATTTACGTACCGCTACCAATAAACATTTGCCTCGGAACAAAGCGAACCGAAGCCTTTTCACGATCTTCATCAGAAGCCAACTGCCAAGCTTCATCGTATTGTTGTTTCAAGACGGGCAGACGTTCAGCGCCCCCTTCAATCTTGAGAGCCAAGTAATAGGCAAGACCCGCCACCATACAGGGCAGGAAGCGGAAAGGCACGTCCATCGTGCGTACACCACCGCCAGCATCATCAATACGGCGCATGCGCCAATAAACGAACTGATACGTTGTGCTGTTGTCTGGTGTTGGCCAAACGGTTATAGAGGGTAAATTCTGCGTGTACACAGACACACCCGTTGAGTGTGCTGCGGCAATCGTGCCGTTCTGCCCACGGAAGCAGTTGTTAAGCACGTTGCCAGAGATGTAGCCATACTGAATAGTCTCGTTTTCAATCAACAAGAATCCTGTAGCCGGAAGTCCGGCAGTCGAAGTCAATGTGATTGTGGTGGCCGTGGCTGTGATCCCACCGTTCAACGTAGTACCAATCGATGAAGTTTGGCCATCCAAACGCTGATACCACACCTGAATAGGACGGGCTTGTTGCAGTTTGTTGGGGATCGTGGCATAGGTAGAAACACTGATACGCGTAATTGTCAGGTCAGCCTGCGTGGACACGTTCCCTGCGCCCGTGCGAATGACATGCTCAAGTAGATCCACTGTATCTACGGGTAGTGCATAGTTGTTCAGACCCGGAGTCAGGTTAATTGTCCCCTGCTCAAACGTCCACATGTTGACGCCACGGTTTGCCCAATCAGCAAACATCAAGTTCAATGAACGACGTGCAGTACGTAAATCGTAGCCCGTACGCAACTCCGAACCAGCACGTTCAAATGCCTCCTCGACCAACTCATTAAGGTCAAGGTTAAACGCTGCGGTTCCTGAAGTGGTCATTTAGCAAATCTTTCCACGGGTTTTACCCTTAACGGCAATACCGTCTGCACGGCTGGAGGCTGAGCGAATCGTACCACCGGAAGCCATTTTCTTGACTTTACCACCACGTTTCATGGCGGATGCACCGGCGTTTAATTCTTCATCAACTTTGGCTTTCCCGCCACCGCCGCCACTAGTACCACCAAACTCAGCACCTTTAAACCTAGTCTCGTAATCAGCAGCTTTAGGCTCTACATACCTACGACCCCCCGGGCCTTGGGAGTAAGTCATGCTCTGTGGATCATTTTTAAACTGATCGTATGCTGAATCGTTTTTAAATATTAAATTCCCATAGCCACCAACATTGACCGACATTGGTGGGCCATCAGGATTAGCTAACTCAAACTGTCTTTTAGCTTCGTTTTTTTCTGCTTCTGTAGCCATTATCTAAACCCCGCAGTTTTCTTTGCAATCGTTTTAGGTTGTGCTACGAATTGTTTTCCGGCTTTTTTGCCAGCACGTTTCGCACGCGTTGTCGCAGCGTACTCAGCAGGGCTGAGACTTTTAATCGCAGCACTAGGAAGGTATCGCTCA